ACCTTGCAACCAATGCCCTACAGTTAAGAATGCAAATGTTTCTGAAATCTCATTTAAAATTTCTAATTCATTTTCACGCTTACCGTTATATATGTTACTATCATAATATTCTGGAATAACAAACATCTTTGTAGTTATTACTTTATTATGTTGTTTTGCTGTATTTTCGAATACTTCTTTAGTAAAGTTACTTGGAACAATTACAACTTGCATTGTGTTAAGTTTATCAATCCACTCTGGCGGACAAATATCTCCTTCAGTTCCTGCCGTTACACCGATATTGAATTTACCTATAGATTGAAATTCATTTGGCACTGTAACTTGAATCCAAATATCTGGTTGCGTTTGTAATGGTAATGGAATTACTCTTGTTATTAAATCTGCAGATAATGGATATGTAAATGGAGTATGCCCCCATGGTAATGAAACTAACTTGATGTCCCATTCTGACCCGCGTTGTTTAATTAAATTATTGATAATTTCTCGAGCGTGATGTCCATATCCGGATTGAGTTGCTACTGGTGATGCTATAACTACGTTTTTCATTATGCTACTATTCCTGTTTGTTTATATTTTTTTGGAGTTACTTTATTCAATGTATATGTTGGTCGTTTTTCTTTATTAACAGAAAATAAATAATCAATCATATGAATCATTTTATTACCCATTTGTCTAGCTGTTAATCCATTTTTCAAAGCCCATTCTCGTCCTTCTAAACCGCATGCAGCACGATTTTCTTCAGTCATATTATACCAATATGCAATTGCATCTGCTACATCTTCAAAACGAACTCTATCATCGAAAATATATGGTGTTTGTGGTGATCCTTGAAGCGATCTGTTACTCGGAAATACTGGTTTAACCCATGTTCCATGATTTTTGAATTTGCCATTATGATTAGTTGCAAATTCGCCATCGAAACAAATCCAATTGCCGTTTTCATCTGTAAACCCACATTGATCTTGTAATCCACCGGTTACGTTATTAATAATAGGAGTTCCTGACAAAATTGCTTCAGTTGAACTAAGTCCCCAACCTTCATTTGAGCCAATATTAATTACAACATCAGATACATTGTAAACTGCATTAAGTTCCTGCGCAGACAATTTTTGTTCAGAAAATAATACTTTATAATCAGGTGCTAATGCTTTCCAAACTGCACGTAAATCAGTTCCATTATCATCAACTGCTTGTGTATGCATTACTAATCCAATTCTTTGTCTTTGTTCTTCTGGTAACTGATCAACAAACGTTTTAAATGCTAAAATAACATCACCGGGTTGTTTTCTTCGGATATTTCTATTATTCCAAAATACCATGAAATCAATTCCATTATTAGTTTTAAATGCAGCATACATTTTTTTGTATGTTTCATCTTTTTCTGTTAATGGTTTGAAAATAGTATCATTTAAGCCATGTGGAACAAAACCTGTAATTACATCATTCCATTTTAGATCCAGCGGAGCCGAATCATGTTCGTCATAATCTACAACACCAAATCCGTTCTGTTTAAGCACTTCTCTGTGGATATTATCTGATTGCTTACTAATTCCCATGATCATATCACAACTACCGTAAAATGGTGCGTTCCACATAGGATATGGAAGATCATCCCAAATTGAATAATATACAATCGGAACATTAAATGTAGTTTTAATTTCATGTTCTAATTGATATAACCATGTCCAATATCTAGGATCAGTAAAATGGAAAATTGCATCCGGTTTTTCTTGATTTAAGATTGCAAACAAAATATTTCTATCTCCATAGCCAGACCACGGAATTAATTTCACATCTGCATCTTCGACGCCTGTTTCTTGCGCAACGTGTTGAGACATATCCATACCATTTCCGTGTTCCGGATGTTGTAGTGCTGCTCCTAGTTGTACCCAATCATAATGTTTTACAGTATTATAAATAATTTCTTTACTAACCGTACCGATTCCTGATGGCAAACGAAAATCATCTGCTAATAGCAAAATTTTCTTTTTCTTGGGTTTAGTTGGATCGATTTTTCGTAATTTTGGTAATTCCATTTGTAACTCTTTCTTTTATTATAACTTTATTATAAATATGTATTAACCTAATATAACCACCGGTTTTTTAAGTTTATTTACATTGTTGTATGCTGTTTTTAATACTGGGTCTAATGCGTCTTCATTAGTTAAAATCATCATATAATCACAACGTTCTGCAATCAATTTCATGCGGTGATGCAATTGCGAAAAATGATATGGTTTTCCATAATATGATTCTGGCATTGCTGAATATATGTTATATCCCGAAAATGATGGATTATATTCTTCATATCGCATACCCATTTCTAAGGCATACTTTTTAACCATGCTATTCGCGCCTTCATTGCCGCCGGCACCTACAACAATTAATTCATCGCCAAATTGTTTGTTTAAACGAAATAATGTATCTTGAACTTTCCGTTTATTTTGCCATCCAGTATTTCCAATGATTGCTACGCGCTTCATGATATCTTTTCATATAAAAATTTAACACTTTTAGGCATATGTCCATATACCGTACGTAGCATTTGTTCTAATAACAATCTATTTTGTTTATGATTTGGTCCATCAATATTAGTACATAATGAATATTCCATTTTGCATGTACTTGAGCCTGGATATGTAGAATGATTTTTCATCTCAAATTGATAAACATAAACATGTTCGTGTTTGTACATATTCTTATTATATAAAATTTTATTCGCGAATCCTATTTTCTTTAGGACAATTTACATAATCTGTTTTAAATGGGCAATACTTACAATTTTTATCACCCTTACCTGAAAATGCATGATATACTGCATCAGCTCGTTTATTACCTTCTGCATCAAAACAATTTTCAACAAATGCATCAATTTGACGTTGTACTTTCTTTTGTGTTACAGAGCCCGCAGATGGTCGATGATTTTGTATGCGCTTTTGTGGAAACATCGATTCTTCAATAAGTTTGCGTTTCACAATAAAGAATTCAACATCAATATTTTCTTGTGGTACTCCAAATTGTTTTGAAAAATAAGTTTTATATGCAACCAATTGGGCAGATTTCAATGAATCTGATTTTTGATATTTATTCCAACCTGAGCGTGATGTTTTGATGTCAAACAATACAATGCGATTAGTTGCTGGATGGCGCATTACAACATCGATGAAACCATACCAATAAACTGAAGGATTCTTTTCTGATGCTTGTACACATAAATCCAATTCGATGCCTACAAGCTCCCAACCCTTCGAAGAAAAGTATTGTGCCCGGCGTTTCTTAAACCATTCTAATATTGCAACGCCATCTTCTAGATATTCTGCTAATTGCAACGGATTAGAAAAATGTTCTCCACCCATTTCTGTTACGCACTTAACATATTCTTCACGAAGCTTGTTTTGCAATATGCTACGAAAATCTAAATTCTCTGCTTTCTTTACAGATTCATTATACATTACCGTAAGGAAGTATTGAAATGTCTCGTGGAAGGCAGTACCAAAAGTTGTGTCAATGGATGCTTGGAATGGAGCTAAGCCATCAATATAAGCAAGTTTCCAAGATAATGGACATCGTTCATACATTGACCATTGTGAGTAAGATATTCTTCTCGGTACCGTTTCTGGGTCACGTAGTGATAGACGGTAAATTGGTGCAATATAAGATCCTTGTTTCATACTATTAATATAAGAAAAATAATTCAAGAACACAAAAAAAGCTCGACATTTCTGCCGAGCTATATTCGTAACTTATTGATTATTCTGATAAATCTTGTTGAATGAATGATAAAACTTCATCAAGCACCATTTGCTTACGATTATCCATTTCTTTATAGAAATCCTCAGTCCAACAATCATCATCATTTTTATATTCTTCATTTAACTCATCAAAATCTGGGTGATGATATTCAACGTCGCGAAATTGTTGATTAGAACCAGCAGCGCCAACGAAATTATAACCTTCATCTTCAAATGTAACTTGCATTGTAACTCCTTGATAACGTTCTCGAAGGAAATCGGACAATTTGAAAAACAAACCTTCTGGAAAATCCCAAGCTGTTGTCATGCTAATAATTATGCTTGAATCCGATGATCGATCAACATCATCAAAATACATCCATTTAGCACCAACATTGTCGATCCACCAATGTCTCGTATCTTCATTATCAGGATATAAATTATCCATCATGATGTTACAACAAGCTTCAATTCGAGCCATCCATGGAATGTTTTCATCTTTCGGATCTAATCCGATCCATTCTGCAAAATTATTGCAATCTTCTTCTGTTTTGAATTCAATTTCAAAATAACTATAAACGTGATTTGCCATTTTTCTATATTATAGAAAATTATTTGTTAGAATCCAATTGTTCTTTCAAATAAATGTCAATAAGATCTTTTGTCTTGGTTAAATCTTGTTCGAAAGAACCTTTATAGCGACATCTTACAATACGTTTAATGATGTCAAATTCATAGGTATTCAACCCCCATTCTTCTGCAAATTTATAAAGGCTGTCCTTGCCTTTGTAATGTGATTGCGTATTTACGCTCATTTGATTCCTTTCAACATTTTCTTTTTATCGCCTTCGCTATATCCGTACATTGTTAAAATGCGTTCGCAA